TAGATCAGCTTATTTTAGAAAGACTAGGAGATATGCTCAATGGATTACAAAACAAGAAGGTATAGTAAAAGAGTCACTTGATATAAAAGGTCTTGAGTTTAAAAAAGCAAATTTTCCACCTGTATTAGGTAAATTTTTTAAAGATATTTTAATTGATGTTTTGAAAGGTTCTACACAAACTGACATAGATCAAAAAGTTAAAGAATTTAAAAAACAAATATTAAATGGAGAAATACCTTTAGTTAAATTAGGTAATCCAACAGGAGTAAAAACATTAAATAAATATATGGGGCGTAAACCTAAAGCAGGTGAAATGTTTACCCAAATGATTAAAGGTGCTCCTGTAAGTGCTAAATCTGCTGCTGTGTATAACGACTTAATTAGGTTTTGGAAATTAAACACTAAACATTCTTACATAGCACAAGGTGATAAAATTAAATATATTTACCTAAAACCTAACCCTTACCAGATAGATACATTAGGGTTTTTAGATTTTGATTTACCACCTAAAATAGAAGAGTTTATGGAAACATATGCTGATAGACAAAAAATATTTGATTCAATATTATTAAATAAATTAGAGGGTTTTTATGATGATTTAGGATGGTCATTAAATTTAAATCCATATAAAGATAAGTTCTTTAATTTTAGTTAGGTTATTTTAAAAAAAGTTATTATATTTAAACATGGTTAATAAATTAATTTTACAAAGTGTTATAAACAAATACTATCTTGGTGAGGTAGAGTCTGTTAAATGGAAAATTAAAGATAAAGTCTTAACAATAGATTTTATGTCTATAAATAAAGAAGTAATAGGAAATGTTACTCATACTGACATTGACATTGAAGATAGTGATTTAGCAATTTTTGATACTAAAAAACTACTAAACCTAATAAATATTACTTCAGGTGATTTATTAATCACATTAGAAAAAACAAAATCTATATGTACTAAACTATATCTTGCAGATAGTGATTTTAATTTAACTTATGCTCTATCTGATCCTTTACTTATAGCTAAACCTGGTACTGTAGATGAAGTAAAATGGGATGCAACTTTACCCTTAGAAAAAGAACAAGTAGATAATTTAATTAAAGCTAAATCTGCTTTAGCAGGTGTAGGAAATATGACTTTATCTCCTGATAAAGATTTAGATGGGGGTGATTTATGTGTTGTTACTTTTGGAGATGAACAAGGTCACAATAATAAAATTGTTTATAATTTATTAGGTGATATAAGACAAGCAGATGTAAGTATCCCATTTAATTCAGACATGTTTAAAACTATTTTAAACGCAAACAAAGATTTAGAAGATGGAACTCTATATTTAAGTTATCAAGGTTTACTTAAACTAGAATTCAAATCTGAAAACACTACAAGCACTTATTATATGATTCGTAAAGAAGAAAGTGCTTTTTGATATGTATCAACAAATAACATTGTAGCTAGAGCACAAGTTATATTTTTATAAACCCGAGCAGCTAAGGCGCTCACAATAATTAATGATATGAGTACATTAGAACATACTCCTTTCGATATTTTATTTCGAAATTTTTTCAAAGCAGATGAAGCATTCGCTCCTGCATTAAATTCAAAACAACCCCATCCTTTAAATATCTTTTATGATGACCAAGGTCTTCATTTTGAAGTAGCCTGTACTGGTTTAACTAAAGAAGATATTAAAATTGATATAGAAGGGAATGAAATTAAAATCCATTACCTTAAAACAGACCCCGAACCAAGTTTAGAGGGTTATATCTATCATGGTTTATCAAAAAAATCATTTAGTTTAGGTTATAAAATAGCTCCTAAATTTAATATTGATTTAACTGAAGCCAAGTTAGAAAATGGTTTATTAAATATTTTTATTCCATTAGTTGAAGAAGCTAAGAAAAAAATTGTAAAAATTAAATAAGTTTTATTAAAAAAGCGTGCTCTAGCGCAATATTTTTTGTACATTTATACGAATAAATTTAAATTTAGTTATGCCAAAAATTCAAAAAAGAGGCCGTCCCTCAAAAGACACCCAATCACAAGATTCAAATTATTGTGTTATAAAAGACCCTTTAATGGAACCTTTTTATGTCCAAAAAGATCGTTATAATTATACTGTTATAGAAAAAACTATTTCTACTAGAGGATTTGCAGGAAAAAAAGCAACAGGTAAAGAAGTTGAAAAAGTAATAGGTTATTATTCAAATTTTGCTAATGCTCTATATAAAATATCTAGACTTAAATTTTATAATGCTAAAGGTGAATATAACTCAATTCAAGAGTATATGGATACTTGGAATGAATTAAAAAATGGATTAAAATCTTTATTAAATAAAATAGAAATATGAAACTAGAAGCACTATTTGACGCTATTATAGTAAAACCAGTAGAAGAAGAAGAAACAATGTATGGCTCTATTGTTGTACCTGATGCAGGTAAAGATAGAAATGAAAAAGGAGAAGTTATAGCAGTTGGGCCTGGATGTGAGTATGCAGGAGTTGGATTTGTAGAAACTATAGTAAAAGAAGGAGACATTGTTATTTTACCTACAATGGGATTTTCAAAACTTGAATTTAAAGGAGAAGAATATTACATTGGAAGAGAAAAAGAAATCCTAGCAAGAATTAAATCAGAAGAAATAGAAGAAAATTTACCTTTTTAAAAATAAACCATGAGTAAAAGTATTGAATTTGGAGCAGAAGCTCGTAAAAAATTAGTTAAAGGAATAGACACTGTAGCTGATGCTGTTATATCAACATTAGGACCAAATGGTAGAAATGTTGTATATGTAGATCAAGGATCTGTCCACTCAACCAAAGATGGAGTCTCAGTAGCTAGACAAATTAATAAATTAGAAGACCCAATTGAAGATTTGGGTGCCCAATTACTTAAACAAGCAGCTATAAAAACTGCTGATCATGCTGGTGATGGGACAACTACCTCAACTTTACTAGCACGTGAATTAGTAAAAGGTGGTTTAAATCGTTTAAATGATGGAGCTAATGCTGTTGAAATTAAACGAGGTATTGATGCTGGTGTAAAACAAGTACTTGAATCACTTAAAAAGGGATCTGAAAAAATTACATCAGAAGAACAATTACAACAAATAGCTACAGTTTCAGCTAATAATGATGAAGAAGTAGGTAAATTAATTTCTCGAGCAATGGAAAAAGTTGGTAGAGAAGGAGTTGTTTACATTGAAGAATCAAAAACTGATGAAACATATCTTGAAGTAGTTGAAGGTTGTCAATTTGATAGAGGTTATAAATCACCTTATTTTGTTACAAATAACAACACAATGTCAACATTGCTTAAAGATTGTTATGTTTTAATTGCAAATCATAGATTTACACAAGTAAAAGAATTACTTCCTATCCTAGAAGGTGTATCTAATAAAGGTAAATCTCTTTTAGTTATTGCTGAAGACATAGATGGTGAAGCTTTAGCTACACTTATTGTAAATAAAATGAGAGGTACTTTAAAAGTTGCAGCAGTTAAAGCTCCTGACTTTGGAGAACGAAGAAAACTTATCTTAGATGATATAGCTGTATTAACAGGTGGAACTGTATTTGATAAGGAAAAAGGAATGAAACTTGAAAAGTTTAATTGGGAGTGGTTTGGTGAAGCAAAAACAGTAACTGTAACTAAAGAAAAAACTACAATTGTAGATGGTAAAGGTACTGAAGAAGCAATTACTAAAAGAGCTGAAGAATTAGAAGAACAAATTCGTAAAGCAGAAACTCCATTTGAAATGGAAAAACTACAAGAACGATTATCTAAATTTGTAGGTGGAGTTGCTCTTGTTCATGTTGGTGGAAGTACTGAAACTGAAATGAAAGAGAAAAAAGATAGAGTTGATGATGCCTTACATGCTACACAATGTGCTTTAGCAGATGGTATAGTCCCAGGTGGAGGAATTGCTTTATTATATGCACGTAAAAATATTTTAGATAATATTAATAATCAAGATGATAGATCTGAGGATTTTAAATATGGTCAAAAAATAGTATATGATGCTTGTGGTAAACCATTTGAATGTATTTTAACAAATGCTGGGTACTCTGAAGCAGATGCTAAAATGGTTGAAATGGGTGATTTAAAAAATAAAAAAGGCTTTACAGGATACAACTTAAAAACAAATTCAGTTGTTAATATGAAAAAAGCTGGTATTATTGATCCACATAAAGTTACTAAAAATGCTTTATTAAATGCTTCTTCAATTGCAGGTACAATTTTACTTACAGAATGTACAATTGTAGACAATCCTGAAGAAACTAAAGAATCACAACCAATGATGGACCCTTCAATGATGATGTAATGCAGACAGAAAAAGTAGAGTATAATGAACTTATCGCAACACGAGTACCCCCTGGAGATCAGTGGGTGCTTGTGGGAGATAAGAAAAAAATTGTTCATAAAACAATAACTGATGCCTTAGAGTCATGGTTTGACCAAAATCAAGAACAAGTTGAGTTTCGTTTAGCACCTCTAGATAGTAAGCTTTATGTAATAAGAAGTGAGGAAAAAGAAATTGTTCCTGAACCAACTAAAAGATATAATATTTACGGGGATCCAATGTAATTGGTCCCCTTTTCTCTATATTTATAATAAAATAATTAAGTGGACAATTTTAATTTAAAAAAATATTTAGCTGAAAATAAACTTGAGGAAGAATATACAGGACAATTTTCAAGTAGATCAGCAGAAAATTTAGGAATAGCTAAAGCAAATTTTTCAAATGCAATTCTTGCTCTTGATTCAGACAATATGGAAACAGCAAAATTAGCAGAAGAAAAATATCTAATGCTAGGTAATGCATTAAAAGCTCATCTTGATGAACGTTTTAATAGATAAAACATGAAATTAACTGACATTTTAAGAGAAGTAGAAGGTGAAGAAGATGGAATGAAACAAGTTAAGGCTCAATACGACCTTGCTATTCAACCTACAGATATACCAGCTACATTAGATGCCTTAGATAGTATAGACAACTATGGTATCTATGCTCAAAACTTACGTGACCCAAAAGCTATTCAAAAAGCATTTGGTCCTTCTATTCCTGCTCAAAAAACAAGAGCAGCTTGGAATGATTGGGAAGAAAGATCTGATGATGCAAAAGGGTTTAAATTAATTGACATTAAAAAACGAGCTCCTGAAGATTATGAAAAAGCAATGGAGCAAGCAAAAGATGGTTACGAAAAATGGTATGCTGAAGGAAATGAAGGTGATGTAGAAGAATACTTATACACATTAGGTGGAAAAGAACTTCCAAAAGATTTAATTGGTAGATATGGTAAAAATTATTTTCCATTAAAAACACCTGCTAACCTAAAAAAATACGCTGGTAGATTAGAACAAAATGTTCATTTTATGGTAAAAGGAGATAAAATTATTTTCCCGTTAGAAAACAGTCCTTATAAACCAAAACCATACCTACAAAAAGTATTAAAAACAATAATGGATAACTCAGGTTTAGAGTATAATATTGTTGATGTTGAAAAATTAGATGATAAAGGAGAAGTAATTAAAAAACCTGAAAAAAAAGTAACACCACCTTTATCTGTAACAGCAGACACTTTAGATAAAGTTGAAAAAATTAGAAGTCAATTTCAAAAAGAAATTGGGGACGTACCAACAGCAAAATATACAACTGAACCAATTGATGTTGATGGTAAAAGAAAATATAAATTAGTTGTAACAGGTATTTCACCTGACCAAAGACAAAAATTATTAATTAAAAAAGCGTCATTAAAAGAAGGTGTAGAATTTGATTTAGATCTATATTTAATGCAAAAAAGAGCAGGATTATGAAACACTCTGAATTAAAACAACTTATTAAAGAAGAAATACGTAGTACCTTAACTGAAGATAGAGGTAATGAGCTAGCTAATAAAGTAATAATGAACTTTAGAAAAGCGTTACGTGATTTAAATGATGATGAAGTATATTCATTTAGAGAAAAAATAGCAATGGCTATTGATGCTAATTTAAAATAAAACTTGCCTATTAATAAAGGTTTTTGTATAATTAGGTTATAAAAATAAGTTATGAAAGACAACACTTTGTTAGTTGAAAAATACCGTCCTACTGTTTTACAAGATTATGTAGGAAATGAAAATGTAAAAAATACAATCCAAAAATATCTAGATCAAAACGATATTCAAAACTTTATATTTTATGGACCTGCTGGAACAGGTAAAACAACACTAGCTAAACTTATAGTTAAAAATTTAAACTGTGATCATCTTTACATTAACGCAAGTGATGAAAATGGAATTGACACAATTAGAGAAAAAGTAAAAGGGTTTGCATCTGCTGCTTCTTGGAATGGTATAAAAGTAGTTATTTTAGATGAAGCAGATTTTATCACTATAAACGGACAAGCAGCACTTAGAAACGTAATTGAAACATTTTCTCGTTCAACTCGCTTTATATTAACGTGTAATTTTGTTGAAAGAATTATTGACCCAATACAATCACGTTGTCAAGTACTTAAAATTGTTCCACCGTCTAAAGGTATTATAGCACATCATTTAGCAGAAATACTTGAAAAAGAAGATATTATTTTTAGACACTCCCAAGTAGGAGTTATTGTAAGAAGAAATTATCCTGATGTTAGAAAAATGTTGAATACTATTCAATTATCTACAAAGGAAAATGCTGTAAAAGGACAAGCAGCACTTCTAATTGATGAGTCAGTTTTAGCTACAAATAATTATACAAAAGAAGTATTAAAAGAGCTTACTGAAACTAAAGATTGGATTAAAATAAGACAAATTATAGCAGATAGTGGTGTAAAAGACTTTGAAGAGTTATACCGCTTATTATTTGAATATATTTCAGTATATGCTAAAGATAAGGAAGGATCAGTAACTATAATCTTAAATGAACATCTTTTTCAAGCAAACTTCCGTATTGATAAAGAGATTAATATAATGTCGGCAATTGCCAAAATAATAGAAACAATTAAATAAATATAAAAATGCAAAATCAAGCACCCCCACAACAACCAAACATCGATTTCGTAAACACAACTCCTGTTGAAGGATTTGATGGTGGTCAATTATTTGGACAAGCGGTAGTAATTCGTAAAGTGTCTAAATTTGTAATGGGATCGGATCAAGATATGCTTGTTCCAATTCCTGTATTCTATGATTTAGAGTCAAAGAAAATTCTTCTTGATTCTATTCCACCTGAAATTAGAGAAGAATACAAAGATATTTCTCTTGAAGACTAAAAAGCAGATAAAAAATATATGGGGGTGGTTAAATGAAATCACCCTCTATAAAACACCTGCTGACTGTTTTACTGATGAATCATGGGATTGTTTTAACTCCTACATGATTCATCGGTTTGTATCTATGAATGTAAATTACGTTGAGTTGACTAATTATGTGCAAACTATACCTTACGATAATAAAATACAAACATATAATATTTATAGAGAAATAATTCCAAAAAAGAAAGTTTTCTTAAAATATATAAAAAGTAAGAAAAAATCCCCCAACTCACAACTTGTAGAAATTTTAAGTAAGTATTTTCAATGTGGTAAATTTACAGCTGCTATATACTTGGAAGTAATGAAGAAAAAAGAAACATTAGCAATACTTCATACTATGGGTATTGATGAAAAAGAATCTAAAAAGTTATTGAAAGCATGACAAAAAATAGAGAAATATGGGGAACGCCCACTCCACACCAAACTCGTATAATTGAACAAACAGACTCAGTAGTTGATTCAATAATTGATCAATTTGTTGAAAGAGCTAAATTTGGTAAAGAAAAATACAATACAGATTTAGATAGAACTGACCTAAGTTTATTAGACTGGATAGAGCATGCTAAACAAGAACATATGGATGCCATACTCTATTTGGAAAAAATTGAACGAATGGTAAAGGGCTAATATTTATAATAAAATACTATAAAATGGTAAACGAAAAATTTGAAATGTATTCTCCTGAAATATTAGATGCTGCTAGGTCTTTTTTAGAAGTATCAAAATCTTTAGGAAATTTAGAACCTGATAACTTATTTAAAAAACTTCCTTCAAGACCTGATTTATTTCCAACAGATGTTGATGAAGATTTCTTTGATAAAAACAGAAATCAAATACTTATGGCTCTTTTACAAATGTATAGAGGAGAATTAAAAGAAAATAAAACAAACAAAATGGAAAACGAATTCAAACGAATGCAAGAATTAGCAGGAGTATCTCTAAATGAACAGATGGGAGCTGATGTTGAAAAATGGTTAGATGGATATTTAAAAGGAACTGTACTAACTAGTAAGGATGATATTGAAAAATATGGCTCACTAGACGATCCAAAAAAAGTAAAATACGTAGTGGATGGTGGATTTAAAGATGGAATGCTGGATGTTAAGTATTCGTATAATAAAGAATTTATTCATATTCCTCAAAAAGATATTCAAGATTTAGCGAAAAAAATGGGGGTTAAGGATAGTAACTATTATCAAGTTGAGGATGCTGTTAAAGATGCTTTAAAGAAAAAAGGTCTTAAACAAAAATTAGATTTTACTTTTCCAAAAGTAGGTGAAATGCAAAGTCAATTTTTTCGTAACCCAAATCAAAAACAAACAAATGAATCAGAATCTTTAAACGAACACTACGTAGCTGGTGGAATTGTAGGAGTTGGAGCAATTAACCAAATCCCACCTCGTGAAAAATCAGATTATGAAATGGCTTTTGAGCACTTCATGACTGAAGGAAAAGAAGAAGTAGAAGAAGAATCTCACAATATGGCACGCCCTGGAACAGAAAGAGAAGCAGAAAAAGAAGAAATGGATGAAGGGTACTATGAAGAAGATGATACAATGGAAGAAGCAGTAGGAATCCCAGCTGAAGCAAGTGCGATTCGAGATGCAGTTAGAAAGATGATGAAAGACAACCCAAATGATGCTGATTTAGGAGCTGCGGTAAGAAAAAAATTCGCTAAATGACTAATTCAAATCCCGTAGTTAAATTATCTATTCCTTTACTTCTTCGTGTATTAGAATTTGCTAAAGATGATGCTGCATCTGATGAAGAGCTTCGTAAAATAGCAAATAATATAATTGAATTAAGTAGCGTTGGTGGAGCATTAGGAATGATTGACTATGAAGCTATATTAGGTGGAGAGGAACAACTAGCTGAAAGAAAGCAAATGATGGTGAGAGCCGGAATTCTAAAATAATAAATAAATATTAGTTAAAAGTTTTTTAACCAGTTATATTATTTATTAACCAAAACCAAAACCATGAAAGAAATAATGGACAAAATCACTACCTTTATGGGTAGTCTAACAACAATCATGTTATCATTTGTATCACTAAGCATTTTAGCTGAAGTAATCTTCGGAAAAAGTGTATTTGGTACCCCAGTTGTTGAAAATGTTATGGCAATGATCAAATCTCTAGGAGACGGAGGATTTGTAGGTCTAATTGCCTTAATAATTTTAATCCAAGTTTTTCAGAAAAAGTAAATAAATAAAAAGTATATTTAAATTGAGCTTGGCTTTGCCAAGCTCTTTTTGTATCTTATATATATGCCAAAAAAGAAAATTCCCTCTATTCTTAAAGAAATTAGAGAGAAACAACTCCCTGAGATAAATTTTGCCTTCCAAAAGGCAATTTCTTATTCTCAACTATCTATGTTTAGTGAATGTCCTAAAAAATGGTCATTACAATATAGAGAAGGTCATAAACAATTTACCTCAAGTATTCATACGGTATTTGGAACTGCTTTACACGAAGTTTTACAACATTATCTTACAGTAATGTATGAAAAAAGTTATGTTGAAGCAGATAAGATTAATACTTCTGAAATGCTAGAGGAAAAACTTAGAGAGGAGTATGCTAAACAATATAAAGCAAATAATAAACAACACTTTTCATCACCTGAAGAATTAAGAGAATTTTATGAAGATGGAGTTGAAATTATTAGAGAATTTGCTAAACGTAAAAAGAAATATTTTTCTAAACGTGGTTGGCATTTAGTTGGGTGTGAAGTCCCTATTAAAGTAACCCCTCATACTTACAAACCTAATTTATTATTACAAGGATTTTTGGATGTTGTTTTATATCATGAACCAACCCAATCTTTTAAAATAATAGACATTAAAACTAGTAGATCAGGATGGAATAAAAAAACAAAATCAGATGAAAATAAACAATTCCAACTTGTATTATATAAAAAATATTTTTCTGAATTATACAATGTCCCACTTGAGAAAATATCAGTAGAATTTTTCATAGTAAAAAGAAAACTATATGAAAGTAAAGATTTTGTCATTAGACGAATTCAAACATACACTCCCCCCTCAGGTAAGGTAAAAATGAATAGAGTTCAAAAATCACTAAATGATTTTATTAATGGAGCTTTTAATTCTGATGGTTTTAAAGAAGTAGATCATCAACCAACTCCTCATAAAAATTGTAACTGGTGTCCATTTTACAAAACTCATTTATGTTCTGCGACTTTCTAGAATCCTCATATACGTATATAAGACAAATATTAAATAAAAGTATATGGCAAGCAAAGATCAACAATTAACTAGTGTAAAAATAAATAAAACACTATTTGAACAATTTAAAGTAGAGTGTATCAAAAGAAAATTTTCATTTCAAAAACTATCAGAAAGAGCAATTCATCTTTATTTAACAGAAGAAGAATTTAGAAAACAAGTTCATAGTCATAGCGATTTAAGCTTGGAAAAGTAAATTAAAAGTTTTACATTTAAAAAAATAATAAAGTTATATGAATAATCCTTCAAAACTAAAGTTACCTAAACTTAAAAAATTAGAAGAGAAAAAACTCTTTGATATATCTAAAAAATTTAAATATATCCCTAAGGATAAAAGAAAAAAAATCTTATTAATATGTGATGATGTAAGAGTCCATTCAGGTGTAGCTACTCAAGCAAGAGAAATGGTTATTGGAACATGCCAACATTTTAATTGGGTACAAATAGCAGGAGCTATTAAACACCCAGAAAAAGGAAAAAGATTTGATTTATCTGATGATACTAATACAAATGCACAAATAAATGATTCTTCTGTTGTTATATATCCTGTTGATGGATATGGAGATGCTAACATTGTTAGGCAATTAATAGAAATAGAAAAACCGGATGCAATAATGTTATTTACTGATCCAAGATATTTTGAATGGTTATTTCAAATAGAAAATGAAATTAGACAATATATTCCAATAATTTATTTAAATATTTGGGATGATTACCCTACCCCACTTTATAATAAAGCTTTTTATGAATCATGTGATGCTTTATTAGCTATTTCAAAACAAACAAAACTTATTAATGAACTTACTTTAGGTGATAAAGCTAAAAATAAAGTAATTGAATATGTTCCACATGGATTGAATCATAATATTTATTATCCTATTACTAAAGAAAAAGAAGTAATAGAATTAAATAAGTTTAGGCAACAAATATTTCAAGATGAAGAAAAAGAATTTGTTATGTTTTTTAATTCTAGAAATATTAGAAGAAAACAAATTCCTGATACAATGCTTGCCTTTAGATATTTTTTAGATAAGTTACCTAAAGAAAAAGCAGATAAATGTTGTTTTATTCTCCATACAGAAGTTATAAGTGAAGCAGGTACTAATTTAGAAGAAGTAAGAAAAATTTTATTCAAAGATTACCCAAAAGCTATTATGTTCTCTACAAATAAATTGGGAAATAAAGAATTAAATTATTTGTATAACATAGCAGATGTTCAAATTTTATTAACTTCTAATGAAGGGTGGGGATTAACACTAACAGAAGCTATATTAACAGGTACTCCAATTATAGCTAATGTAACTGGTGGAATGCAAGACCAAATGGGATTTGAAGATGAAGACGGTAATTGGTATGAACCAACCCCAGAAATACCTTCTAACCATACTGGTAGATATAAAAAACATGGTGATTGGGCATTTCCTGTTTTTCCAACCAATCGTTCTTTACAAGGTTCTCCTAAAACCCCTTATATTTGGGATGATAGATGTAGACCTGAAGATGCATGTAAAAAAATAATGGAGGTTTATAATTTAGGAGATGCTAAAAGAAAAGAATATGGTCTTTTAGGAAGAGAATGGGCTGTAGAAAAAGCAGGGCTTACAAGTGAAGCTATGGCTAAACGCACAATTAACGTTATAGATAAATTATTTGATACGTGGACTCCACGCAAAAAATATGAGCTAATCAATGTAAATGAAGTTGAAGAAGATACAATTAATCACGAATTATTATACTAAAAAGTTATGAGCAAACCAGTATTTGTAATAAGCTGTCCTATTGATACTTACTCTGGATATGGAGCAAGATCAAGAGATATAGTTAAAGCAGTTGTAGAATTAGAAAAATATGATGTAAAAATTCTACCTCAAAGATGGGGAAATACTCCATTTGGATTTATTAAAAATAACCCTGAATGGAAATTTTTAGAACCACTTTTACTCCAATCACCACAATTACCTGCACAACCAGAAATTTG